CCATCCAGCGCATACGGCAGACCCCCCGGCCTCAAAAAAAGGTAACGCCACAAAAAAGTGAGTTAAGTCCACGTAGAGACTACCCCCTATCATGTTTATAGGATAACTACCGGTACCTCTTCGCGGGTTACATAGGAGTACCCCCTATAACATCTTTTAGGATACCTACGTGGCAAAAACGCAGAGTTAATGTAGAACACCCCCCATAGGGAAGTTTGACAGCCTCAAAAAATCAGTTACTATTACGTATCGGTCTACACGGACTTGCGCACAATGACAATTGAACTCACGCCAGAATTCGGGGTGGAGATCATCCCAGACATTCCATACCTCGACCTGCGAGAAAGGGCCGAGGCCGCCTGCCGTTCCATCCTTCTATTAGAAGAACATGGACTGGAGGTGCAAGAACCCAACGAGGAAGATGCACAAACTGCGGCCACGCTGACGACGGCGTACGCCAGCAGCCCACACAACACAAGTAATGCCGTGTCACATGCACGTGCATCAACGCTGACGCCTGCCTCGCTCTTGGATATTCGCTCATACCTTGACGAGTACGGCAGGGCTGTGGTCACACATGCCATTGAGGTGCGTCACACGGTGACAAACCGGTTGCTGGAGGAGTCTCGGAACCCCGATCCACGCATCAGAATTCGTGCACTGGAGCTTTTGGGCAAACACAGCGACGTGGGCCTGTTCACCGACAGGTCAGAAGTGACAATTACCCACCAGTCTACGGACGAGTTGAAGGCGCGGCTGCGTGCCAAGCTCCAAAGATTGATCCAAAGACCCGATCTGCCCACCGATGCGGTGGAGATTGGTGGGGATGTGATCGACGTGGATGCAGAAATGGGCTTGAGCACCCCGAAAATGGTCGTCGAAGCGGAAATTCCACAAGAAATTGCAGAAAACGTGCAAAAACCGGCTTTATATGAGCCGGAAAACGAGTCAGAAGCAGTTTTTGGAACGCCCCGTGCGGATTTTGATGACTAACGCCACTTCTCTGAGTGCAGAGGACTTTACGGACGAAGAAATCCGGCTGATGCTGGACAATATTGACGCCTATACCTCCGAAGAACAGGCTGAGATTGAGAAGATTGCAGACATCATCGACAGCCGCAAGACGGCAAAAGCATGTTTTGACGATCTGGTGGAGTTCTGTAAGCACATGCAGCCAGACTACAAGGTGGGTAAGCACCACCGCAGGTTGGCAAACCTCCTGATGGACATTGCTGTGGGTAACAAAGACCGTGTGTGCGTGAACATGCCACCACGACACGGCAAGTCGCAGATGGTGTCTATCTATTTCCCGGCTTGGTTTCTGGGAAAATACCCGAACAAAAAGGTGCTGATGGTCTCCCACACCACAGACCTCGCCGTGGACTTTGGCCGCAAGGTCAGGAACATCATTGACTCAAGTGACTACAAACTCATCTTCCCCAACGTCGGACTTGCCGCAGACTCAAAAAGCGCAGGACGCTGGAGCACAAGCGCCGGTGGCGAATATTTCGCCTGTGGTGTCGGCTCTGCTCTGGCTGGCCGTGGTGCTGATTTGCTTCTTGTCGATGATCCTCATAACGAACAGGACATCATCAATGGAAACTTCGACGTATTCGACAAAGCCTACGAGTGGTTCACATACGGTGCCCGTACCCGTCTTATGCCGGGTGGACGAGTTGCAATTGTTCAAACCCGCTGGCACCAGAATGACCTGACAGGGCGCGTCACCGGCGACATGAGGGCCAACGAGGGCTCTGATCAGTATGAGGTGATTGAGTTCCCAGCCATCGTGGACACCGAGCAGACGGACGGAAACGTCGTCCAGAAACCGCTGTGGCCTGAGTTCTTCGACATGAAGGCGCTCTTGCGCACCAAGGCGTCAATGCCTACGTTCCAGTGGAACGCGCAGTACCAGCAGAACCCCACCGCAGAGGAAGCGTCCGTTGTCAAGCGTGACTGGTGGAAGCTGTGGGAGAAGGAAGACCCACCAACATGTGAATACGTGATCATGAGTCTGGACGCGGCGGCTGAGAGCCACAACCGCGCTGACTACACAGCCCTGACAACTTGGGGTGTGTTTGTGAACGACGAGGGTGCGTACAACATCATCCTGCTCAACTCAATTAAGAAGCGTCTGGAGTTCCCTGAACTCAAGGAGCTTGCCTACGCCGAGTACAAGGACTGGGAGCCCGATGCGTTCATCGTGGAGAAGAAGTCCGCAGGCACGCAGTTGTATCAAGAGATGCGCCGTACTGGGATTCCTGTGGGGGAGTACACCCCACACAGAGGTAGCGGAGACAAGCTGGCACGGTTAAACTCTGTAGCAGACATCGTGCGTTCTGGGCTGTGTTGGGTGCCTGACACCCGCTGGGCCGAGGAGGTCGTGGAGGAGATAGCAGGTTTTCCATTCATGAGTAACGATGACTTGGTGGACTCGACGGTCATGGCGTTGATGAGATTCCGACAGGGAGGCTTCATCCGATTGCCTTCTGATGAGCCGGATGAGATTCGATATTTCAAATCCCGCAAGGGCGGGTACTACTAAGGATAGATCATGGCAGCAGCAGATTCAATAGGAAAAGGCTTGTACTCCGCGCCGCAAGGACTGGAGAGCTTGGGTGACAGTATCGAGGTCACGATGGACGAGGAGTCCACGGTCAACATGCTGCCTGATGGCGGTGCAGAGATCATCATGGGTGAGGCCACCGACGAGAAGGACGAGTCTGACTTTGAGGCTAACCTCGCAGAGCACATCGACGAGGGCGTGCTGCACACTCTGTCAAGCGACCTGATTGAGTTGTTTGAGGCTGACATGGTGGCCCGCAAAGACTGGGCTGACACATTCGTCAAGGGTCTGGAAGTGCTGGGCTTCAAGTACGAGGAGCGCACCGAGCCGTGGGACGACGCCTGCGGTGTGTATTCCACAGTGCTGGCCGAAGCTGCGATTCGGTTCCAAGCCGAGACCATGAGCGAGACATTCCCTGCTGCTGGCCCTGTCAAGACAAAGATTCTTGGCAAGGTGAGCAAAGAGAAAGAAGAAGCTGCTGAGCGTGTCAAGAACGACATGAACTATCAGTTGACCGAGCGCATGGTCGAGTACCGGCCAGAGCACGAGCGCATGTTGTACAGCTTGGGCCTTGCAGGTAGCGCGTTCAAGAAGGTGTACTTCGACCCACTGCTGGGTCGTCAAGTCTCTATCTATCTTCCAGCAGAAGATGTGGTGGTGCCGTATGGTGCGTCACACATCGAGACCGCAGAGCGCGTGACCCACGTGATGCGTAAGACAAAGAACGAGATGGACAAGCTGATGGCCAGCGGGTTCTATCGTGAGATTGACCTTGGCGATCCTCAGTCATTTCCCACAGATGTGGAAAAGAAAAAGGCTGAAGAAGGCGGCTACACAATCCAGAACGACGAGCGTTACACGCTGCTGGAGATCAGTGTTGACATGCTGATTGATGGCGTGGACGACGAGGAAGATGACCTGCCTAAGCCTTACGTTGTGACCATTGACCGTGGCACAGGAGAAGTTCTTTCTGTGCGTCGCAACTGGGAAGAAGATGACCCGCTGCGCTTAAAGGATGACCACTTCGTGCACTACGTTTATGTGCCCGGTTTTGGCTTCTATGGTCTGGGTCTTATCCACATCATTGGTGGCTACGCACGCGCAGGCACTTCGATCATTCGTCAACTCGTTGATGCTGGCACATTGTCAAACCTGCCGGGTGGCCTGAAGGCTCGTGGCCTACGTGTTAAGGGTGACGACACACCGATCAACCCCGGTGAGTTCCGCGATGTAGACGTGCCAAGCGGCTCGATCAAAGACAACATCATGATGCTCCCATACAAGGAGCCATCACAAACACTGCTTGCGTTGTTACAGCGCATTACTGAAGAAGGCCGTCGCCTTGGCGCAATCAGCGACATGAACGTGTCGGATATGAGCGCAAACGCACCCGTGGGCACCACGCTGGCATTGCTGGAGCGAACGCTCAAGCCCATGGCGGCTGTGCAAGCTCGTGTGCACTATGCGATGAAGCAAGAGTTCAAGCTCTTGAAGAAAATCATTGCAGAAGAAGCACCCGAGGAGTACAGCTACCAGCCTGAGACTGGCCTGTCCAGAGCCCGCAAGACTGACTACGCGATGGTGGATGTCATCCCCGTCAGCGATCCCAACAGCAGCACGATGGCTCAGCGTGTGGTGCAGTACCAAGCTGTGTTCCAGATGTCGCAGTCTGCGCCTCAGATTTATGACCTACCCTACTTGCATCGTCAGATGATTGAAGTGCTGGGCATCAAGAACGCCGACAAGATTGTGCCAACGAGCGAAGATCAGAAGCCACGTGACCCAGTGTCTGAAAACATGTCAGCGTTGGTGGGCAAGCCCATGAAGGCGTTTATCCACCAAGATCACGAGG